AAGGCAAGGTGATGTAAATACTGCTCATCTATTACCTGGTGCACCATGCCCTACTCATGCAAAAGCAATATCATCTGGGTCATCAACTGTAAAAGTTAATGGCAAAGGTTGTGGGAGAGTAGGAGATGGTATAACTGCTTGTACATCTGTAGCTGCAGGTTCTTCTAACGTGTTTGCAGGGTAACGGTATAAATATTACATAGGAGAGATTACTCAATGTCAAGATACGATGCTACACAGACCAACGAAAGTAAAAGAAGTTCTAGAATTTACAAGGACTTAAACTTAGACTTTCAAAAAAATACTGCCACTAGTGATATCCAAAAACTTACGGATGCTGAAGCAGTAAAAAGAAGTGTACGAAATTTGATTAATACAAATCATTATGAGAGACCTTTTCATCCTGAGATAGGGTCTAATTTGAGAGCAATGTTATTTGAAAACATTACCCCACAAATTACTCATGTTATATCTAAACAAATTGAGTTACTAATTAAAAATTATGAACCAAGATGTAGGTTAGTTCAAGTGAACACACAACCAATGTTTGATAGAAATGGATACGCTTGTCAAATATCTTTTTATGTAGTTAATTATCCAGAACCAGTTACGGTAGAAACCTTTTTGGAGAGATTAAGATAATATGGCAACGAAATTAGAAATATCAGAATTAGACTTTGATGGTATCAAAGACAATCTAAAAACATTTTTAAGACAGCAAGACGAATTTACCGATTATGATTTTGAAGGATCTGGTATGTCTGTTTTACTTGATGTTCTAGCATACAATACACATTATCTAGGATACAATGCTAATATGTTAGCAAATGAAATGTATCTTGATAGTGCTGACTTGCGCTCAAGTGTTGTGTCATTAGCAAAACAAGTAGGATACACTCCTACAAGTTCCACATCTTCAAAAGCTGTTATTGATGTACTTGTTAATAATGCTAGTGGCTCTTCAATTATAATGACGGCAGGTACACAGTTTACAACATCAGTTGATAATCAATCTTATGCTTTTGTTAATAAAGAAGATGTAAGTATTACACCAATTGACGGTGTTTATAAATTTAGTAGTTTACCAATATATGAAGGTTCATATTTAAATTACAAATATACAGCTAGTTCATCTGATATTGACCAACGATTTATTATACCGAATGATAGTGTTGATACAACAACTTTAAGAATTAAGGTTCAAGAGTCCTCTTCAGATTCTACAACAAGCACATATACATTAGCAAATGGTATTACAGGATTAGATTCAACATCTAAAGTTTATTTTTTACAAGAAATTGAAAGTGGAAGATTTGAAGTTTACTTTGGTGATGGTGTTTTAGGAAAATCAGTTGCAGATGGTAACATTATTATTATGGATTATATTACTTGCAATAGGTTTGCTCCTAACGGTGCAGCAACTTTTACTTTATCAGGAACTATTGGCGGATTTTCAAGTGCAACAATCACAACAATTGATAATGCAAATGGTGGGGCTGATAAAGAAAGTATCACATCAATAAAGTATAATGCACCAAGAGATTACACAGCTCAAGATCGTGCCGTAACATCTGATGATTATAAAGTTCTAGTTAAAAGTTTATATGCAAATGCTCAAGCCGTTCAAGTTTATGGCGGTGAAGATGCTGAAACTCCTGATTATGGTAAAGTTTATATTTCTATTAAAGCAAAATCAGGTTCTAATTTAACAGAAACAACAAAAGAAAATATTGTACAAAGTCTTAAAAAGTATGCTGTTGCTTCTGTAACACCTGTAATCATAGATCCGGAAACAACCCACATTACATTGATAACATCTTTTAAATATGATTCTGGTAAAACTATAAAGGATATATCTACACTTCAAACAAATGTTTCTAATGCTATTGCCATTTACAATAATAATACACTAGAGAATTTTGCTGGTATGTTTAGATATTCAAAATTACTTGAAGCAATTAATGATGCTGATACATCTATATTAAGTAATATTACAACTGTTAAGATGTATAAATTTTTTACACCTACTTTAAGTGAAGGATTAAAATATACACTTTCATTCAACAATGCATTTTATAATCCACACTCTGGACATAATTCAACTGGCGGTGGTATTATTACTTCAACGGGTTTTAAAATTAATAATGACAGTTCTGTTAATGAACACTTTTTAGATGATAATGGTGCTGGTATTTTACGAGTTTACTATTTAAGTGGTACAACAAGAGTTTATACAAGCTCAACTTATGGTACGGTTAACTATGCAACTGGAGAAGTTGTTTTAACTTCTGCTAATATTACAAGTATTTCAAATGTTGATGGTGCAGCAAGTACAAGAGTAAGAGTATTTGTACTACCAAGTTCAAATGATATTGTGCCTGTTCGTAATCAAGTATTATCAATTGATATTTCTAACTCAACAATAACTGGTGAAGTAGATGGACTTGAAAGTGGTGGTTCACAAGCAGGAACATCTTACACAACAACCAGTAGTTATTCTTCTTACTAGAGAATAATCATGCCAGAAAAAAAGAAAACAAATAAGAAAAAAATATCCACACTTGTTGCTCAACAGGTACCTGAATATGTTTTAACGGATCATCCTAAATTTACAGAATTTCTTTCTTCATATTTTTTATTTTTAGAATCTGCTGAATTAAATTTAGACACATTTACATCCATAGATCAAATACTTTTAGAAACTGAAACATTAACTGATAGTTATGTATTACTTGACCAAACAGATAAGAATGGTTTAGATAAGGGTAGTAAAGTTGTTGATGAAGAAAATACATTTGGTGGTTCTTTTCAAAAAAATGAAACAATTACAGGCACAACATCTGGTGCAACATCAACTGTTTTAGCAGATGACATACTAGGCAACTCACGATTATTTGTTTCAGCAAACAATGCTTGGATTACAGGAGAAATTGTAACTGGTTCTATATCAGGCGCAACAGCAAAGGTTGCTAAGTATCGTGCCAATCCTGTTGAGAATCTACAACAACTCTTAAACTATACAGATCCTGACCATACAATAAGCGATTTCTTATCTCAAATGAAAGAGGAGTTTCTTAATACAATTCCTACAAATACAGATGAAGCTGTTGATACAAGAAAACTAATTAAAAATATTAAATCATTATATAGAGCAAAAGGTACAGAAAAGGCTCATAAAGCATTTTTTAAAATATTGTTTAACGAACCTTCAGAAATTTATACTCCAACTGATGATATGTTACGAGTATCAGGTGGTAAATGGGCTACACAAAATTTTATTCGCTGTACACAAACAACAGCACAATCAGTTAATGATTCTATTTTTTTAGTTGGACAAACAATTACACAACCAAATAATCCTGCTGATGCAACAATTAATACTGCTACAGCAGTTGTTGAAAATATTACAAAGTTTCAAGAAGGTTCAAATATTATTATTGAGGTTGAAGTTAATAAAGAAACAACAACTGGTACATTTGTAAACGGAGTAGAAATATCTGGTCAAAGTAATGTTGACCCAGATACAGAAATTAAATTAAATGTAAGTCAAGCATTATCAGATACATCAATTACAAATGATGGAAGTACATTAACAGTAGGGGATGAAGCAACAGTAACCGGTGGTGCTGGGGCTGGAGCTCGTATTCAGGTTTTAGATATTTCAGGTGCAGGAGTATCTGAAGTTATTGTAAATGTTGTTGGTAGTAATTACGAAGAAGATGATGCCATTACATTTAGTTCAGGTACTGCTGAAGCAAAAATAGCTATTGTTGGGGGTGGGTTTGCACCGGAAACTGGAAGTGTTGATATTCATGTTGAATTAGAAAGTGGAACAATTGCTGGTGGTGGCTCTGGTGATTTATTGTTAGAAGATGATACAACAGGTGCAAGTGAAAAGTTTTTAGATTCTGCTTCTCAAATGGTTGAGAATGAAGTTAAGATGGAGTTAGAAAATGAGGTTGGTCATTTACTATCAGAAGATGATGGTGGTACACAGGTTGCTGAAAGAGATTATATACTTAATCAAGAACATGAATTAGATGTTCCTTATGGTGTAGAAGATAATGACCATATAGTGCAAGAAGATAAAACACAAAATGATACTGAATATACAGGAGACAAATTAGTTCAAGAAAACTTTACAGGTAGTGGAGATATAACTGATATAAGAATGGTTGCAAGTGGTTCTGGATATACAACTTTACCGACTGCAACAATAACTATTGGAAACAGATTTATAGGATTAGAGAATCAAACAAACAGACAGCGTTTAGGAATAATTCAATTAGAAGATAGTACCGGTTCTGGTTTTTTAGAATTTCAACAAGACAATGGTAATATATTAGATGAAGAAAATTCAACTGTTGTTCTTGAGGGGTTAGCTTCTGGTGCAGGACGAATTGAATTTGAAGATGGCGGATTTATAGTCAATGAAACATTTGATGGTGTTAATGCAACTGTTATACCTTTTGGTGTTGATATTGGCCGTGCTACATCATTAAATATTGTTGAACATGGAATAAATTACACATCAGCACCAACTTTAGTATTTCCTCATTATGCTATACTAAAAACAGTTTCAGGTACAATAACTGCTGATGAAACATTTACAAGTAATATAAGTGGTGCAACAGGAACAGTTGTTGACTTTACAGCACCTCTTTTAAAATACACAGTAACAACAAGTGCATTAGTTGTAGATGATACAGTTACATTTTCTGGAACTCAAACTGCTATTGTAGCAAAATCTGATCCTCTTACAGGAACAGCAACAATTGATGCCAATATTACAACAGCAGGAAAATATGTAAATCAAGATGGACATATTTCTGAAGGTTCTAAAAAAATTCAAGATAGTTTATACTATCAAGATTATTCTTATGTTGTTAAAGTTTCTCAATCAATTAATAAATGGAGAGATTCTTTAAAACGAGCGGTTCACCCAAGTGGGTTCTATGTAACTGGTGAAGTTAATATTCAAACACAATTAGCAGGTGGTGTTAGACAACCTGTTGGTGCAACATTAACATCTGGATTATTCTCTGGTACTTCTGATAGTCCAATCTACATGAGATTAAATACATTATTCTCTACTATCTTCGGCAGACGAACAGGTGTTGGATTTAAGTTTATGAGTAATGCTGTTCAACTAGATGGTAAGACTTTGAGATCAAGAGCAGCTGCAAATGCTGGATATTCTCCTCAAGTAAGTACTGCTTTCACTAGTTCACATTATGCAGCAGGTCAGAAAGATGTAAACCTTTCTCCTGAAACGACAATAGAGTTAGAACAAAGAAATAGAAATAGTTTTTATGACTTAAATACTTACAAGGTCAAAAATGTATTAGTTAGAAACGGATATGCATACGGGGGACCTAGAATGAGAAAC